ACCAAATGATTCTGAAGTATCTTCTAAACCAATGTCTGTACTTACAAAGCCAGTTCTTGTCGTTTGTGTGGCACTAAAGATTGGTACATTAAACTCAACTGCCAAACCTCTTAATTCTTCTGCAATGGCCTTGATATAAAAGTAAGAAGAAATATTTCCACCTTTAAATCTACTTGATGCACAAATATTTAGATAGTCAACAAAAATGACGTGAGGTCTAAACGCTCTCTTTAACGCAAGTTCATTTAATAACGCTCTAAAGTGTCCAGAATGGGCAGAAGCAGTAGGATATTCTTTTATAATTAACTTACCTGAAGTTTTACTTTGTAATTTTGTAATCTTGTCTTCATATAATTGTTTTGGCATTGTGTGAAGGTCATCTATGGTAACATCTAAAAGATTTGCGTCAATTCTTTCAGCAATTCTTTCTTCTGACATTTCTAAAGTAATGTATAGTACATTATGACCCTGTGTTAAAAAAGAGCTGGCACAATGACACATAAACAAAGATTTACCAACACCAGTGCCGGCAAGAGCAACGTTAAGTGTCTTTGTCGGTACACCTCCCTTTGTAATACGATTCATATACGATAAATCAAACTGGTATCTCTTTTCTTTTGTGTGATAAAAATTAAATCTTTTTTCTGCGTCTTCAATATAATCGTGACCAATATGATTATCAAAAGAAACGGCAAGCGCCTCTGATAAGATATGTGGTATCGCCTCTGGTGTTCTTGTTTTATCTTTATTATCAAGTATCTTAATACCAGTTAAGACTGCGTTATGAACGGCTCTATCTTTACAAAACTTTTCTGTAGTGTCTAATAACCATTGTAACTCTACTTTATTATTATCTAAACTTGATATTAATTCTTTTACTGTCTTAAATTCATCTTCGTTTATATCTTTTCTTTGACCAAGTTCAATAAGTAGAGTCTCTTTTGTAGGTATGTTTTTATACTCATTTACAAAATCCTCTATCTCTCTAAACAATATTCGTTCTTCTCTATTTACAAAATAATCTTCTTTACAAAACGGCAGAGCCTTTCTTGTAAAGTCTTCATTAAATATAAAATTACGTAGTATTGTAATTTCTATACGTTCATTGTTTAAAAGTGATTTTTCCATCTTGTAATTGTTTTTCTAATAATTCTACTAATATATCGCCTATATAATTGATAAAATCTTGACTCTCGGTATCTACATTGTTTGGATTTCTAATAATGTCATAATCAAATTTCATAGGTAATTTACCGTCTGTATTTTCATTTTTAGCAAAGGCAACATTACCATACTTGTACACAACGTCCAAATACTTGTCGTCAACTAACTTTATACAAGTATAGTCGTCAGTATCTCTTTGTACAAAAAGATAGTGTTTTTTATTCTGTTCCGTAGAGGAACTTTTTCTTTGTTGCTTCATCAATCAGTTTCAATACCTCTTTTGTAAAATACTTTTCAGGTTCGTCATTGATTGATTTACCAAATACTTTTGCGCCATCTGGTAACTCATATCTTGTTGATACCTTTTTAAAAATACCAGCCTCTTCTGCGATATCTAATAGACCATAGTGACGATCTAACCATTTACTGTAAGTTAATCGCACATCAATCTGTGCATTTTCTTTTGTAAGCCTTGACTTATAGTTTTTACAATGTATTACATTACCAATTACCTCGTTATCTGCATCTTTTTCTTTTCTCTTGCCTAGATAAACAATTGATGAAGCGGCGTATTTAAGACCGGAACCGCCACCCATTTCTTTTTGAGGAAACATAGAACCAATCACGTCATAAGTGTGATTGGTCATTATCATTGGAACTTTTGCCTTACCAAGTTTCAATGTTAAAACTCTAAACGCAGATTTTACAATCTGGCTTCTTGTCATATCTCTTGTCTCTTTACCTTCAGCAGTATCTTCCATTTCTTTTGTAGTAGATAACATACCCAAACTATCTAATACTAACATTAATGGTTTTCTATTTGCCTCTGGTTGTTCTAAATATTTGTCTAAAATTTTTATTGATTGATTTCTAAATTCTTGTACTGTCGCAACTGGAACAATTACCATTCTAGTAATGTCAACTCCACGACTCTTAATCATTTCTTTTGAGATGGCACTTTCCGATTCAAAATAGATTACACCCGCTTCTTTGTCTTTATCCAAAAAGTTTTTACAAATACCTAGAGCAAAAAATGTTTTACCTGTTGCTGCCTCGCCTGCTATTGCTGTGATTTTGTTTCCTGGTAGTCCACCAAATATACTACCTGATAATAATGCGTTAAAAGAATACGAACCAGTATCTATATAGGTGTTTACGTCCGCACTATCTATACCCTCACTTACAAGTGTGGCATATTCATTACCGACATCTTTAATAATATTTTTTAAAAAGTCACTCATTTTTCATCTCACTTTGTTGATAATTAATAACATAATATTTTATACCTAAATCATAACATATTTTTTTGATTTCGTCAAGTTGCTGTGGCGGAAAGTTGTGTATGAGATATTCCGTTGGCGTTCTGTATATTATTATTTGCATAATTTAGTTTATCTTTTTTCAATCGTATTGGTTTTAATTCTGTTTCTCTATTTAAATACTTATAATCTAGTTTTACTACTTCAAAATCAGCTTGAAGTTTATCTGCTATCTTATAAGGATCAAATTCTGAGCAACTATAAACATCAAACTGCATTATGGCTGGTTCAGTTTCGTCCCACACGTGTAATGCAATGTGACTTGTTTCAATAACTGCCACACCGGTTATACCACGATTACCTGGTGTATTACAATATTTTACATAAGGACCCATCAGTGTTTTCATATTAATAAAAGAAATAAAATCTTGCATCCATTTTACTAATTTTTTTTCGTCTTTTGGTGGGTTTTTTACTTCTGCTCGAATAATTAAATGCTTGTGTATTAATAATTTATCCTGTGTCATTTCTCCTTAGCTCTCAAAACTACTTTTCTCCCTTTTGGTTTTTCTATTTCTTTCAAAGGATCAAAATAGTAATTTAATTTTGTAGGCTCACCTTCATTCCAAAGCCTATAATCATTATTTATAGGAATCCAACCCTTTACTGGGTCATCATAGTCATCTGACTCTAGTCTTGACCAAAAGGTATCAAACAAGTTTTTATCTGATATATCGTGTTCCTCACCTGATCTTGTAATGGAATATTTGTTTAGTTCAGTCTTTAATTTTTCTTTATTAAATTCAACCTTGCGTTGATAATCCCAATATTCTTTTTTGTCGTTATAATCCGTTTGCGAAATTGGCATCATATATTTATTTTTTTAAAGCAACTACACCAACAAAATTAAAGTTCTGCCAAAAGACGTGTGTGGTAAATCCTGCCTTATGACACATATCAAATATTTCAGTTTTTGTATTTGGTTTCATCATATGCCTTAGTTGTACCTCTTTATCAAGTATTTCTTTTTCAGTAAAAAATTGTCTTTTATAGTCATAAAACATAAAAGTCATCATATCTTGTATTTGAGGATCACAAGAAAATGTTTTTTCAGAAAAAACAAAGGCACCGCCGTGATTTAGACCCTTATATATTTTATTGATAATATGTGTTCTATCTTTTGGTGGCATGAATTGTAAAGTAAATATAGAAGTTACTAAACTACAATTTTCAAAATTAAACTTACGAATATCACCTTTTACATATTTTAGATTTGTATAATTTTTTTCATCTTGTTCGTAGTGTGTAAAAAAGTCTTCCTCAATCTCAACACCTATATAATTAGCATTAGGTATATGCTCTTGATTTTGAGACATCATTGCTTTTAATAGTTTACCGGTAGAACAACCAACGTCAACAACATTAGTATTATCCTCTACAAAATACTTTGATATAGAAAGTACGTCGTTCCAAAGATTTGTGTAACCTCTTACAGATTTTTCTATATGATTATCAAAACCTTCTTTTGATGTAGCAAATGTAAACTTTGTCATTGTATTTCCTTATATGGTTTTATTACTTTATTATACACACTTTCTGCCAGAGCCTTCATCATTAATGGAGGAACCATACGACCAATTCTTTCGGATTGTTGTTTGTGTTCTCCTGTTAATTTAAAGTCTTCTGGTAGTGTCATAATTCTTTTTAATTCTTTTATTGTAAACTTTCTATTTTCAGTAGGGTGACATACGCCGGCAACACCAGCAAGATTACCCATTGCAGTAATAGTTGGACTTGGTTTTTTTCTGCTTGTTCTTTTTAAATTAAAGTGATGACCTTTATCGTGGTAATCCATACCTGTAAGTACCTTATCAGGATCTTTTGGCATCTTTAATAAAGTTTTGCCAACTGCGGTATCGGGTCCAAGTTTTTCTAAAAGATAATTTATCTCTCTTTCATCTTCATTTACAACATCATTAATCGCTTGACCAAGTATAGTTTGTGTTGATGACCCTTCAGGAAATAAGTGTCCTAGTGTTAATAAATTTATTCCGATTTTTTCTGCAACATCTTTTCTTACACCTATAAAAAAAGTTCTTCTTCTGGATTGTGGCACACCAAAGTAACTTGCGTCCAAAACATTTGCAACCACAAGATAACCTATCTGTTCAAAAACATTTTGTATTTTAAAAAAATATTCTTTTGCATCACCCATTGTTAGACCTTCTACATTCTCACCTATGATAACTTTTGGTTTCATCTCTTTTGCCACTCTTAAAAATTCAAAAAACAAATCTTCCACATTTGATACGTCTTTAATATCTGAATATTTTTTTGTTTTTCCAAACGCATCTTTGTGTGTATTACCCTCTCCGTGCGATACTGAACCTGCCATACTAAAAGCAGAACACGGTGGCGAACCATCAAGTATATCAAGTTCACCTGAATTAAGTTTTATTATATCTAAAAAAGATTTACCTGTCAATTTTTTAATATCGTCTGGTATAATAATTGTATTTGGATAATTAGTAGAATATGTGTTTCTTGCTTCTTCTACAAACTCGTTTATGGCAAGTATGTGTCCTCCGGCAAGTCTATAACCTGTTGAAGAACCGCCACCGCCGGCAAAGGTAGATACTACGGTAAAAAGATTTTTCTTTTCACCATCTAAAACATCTTGTAAGGTATATCTTTTATAATCGTTCATTATTCCACATCACTAACATTATAACAACAAAAACATATATAATAATAACATATAATATAGACAAAGTCAAATCAAACATCATCACTTGGGTCCATTTTTAAAAATATATAATAGAATACATCAAAGATTAAAAAGTTTAAGACCTGACCTAGATTTGTAAATCGAATACCTATTAAATATTCAGGTATGATGGCCATAATCATAAACAAACAAAAGACATAGTGTAGTCTTCTATTATCTGGTACTCTATAAAACAAATATTTTATCATACAAAAAAACTTTCTAAAGATGCTCTTCTTTCATATTTCCAACCTATTGTGTTTATAATAAAACTAATAGGGTCTAAAAATGTTTTTTCAAATTGTAAATCATAGTCAATATATTTTTCAAGTTTAAACTCACTTGGAAGTTTTGTAACATAACTTACAACGTTAAACTTAAAAGGGTTTGGTTCTTTTAATAATAAAAACTTAATCTTATCGCCTTCTTGTATTAATGGATACTTTTGTGTCAAATCCATCATTCGTAGATAGTGATTATAAATTAGTGCGCCTTTTACGTGTATTGGTGTACCTTTTATGAATATATCTGACGA